TTAAATATTGGCTTCATGAATAATCTCTCTCTAAAATCATTTCTAAATAGTGAATTGCTTTCCTAATATCTTCTTCCTTCCCTTTTACAGAGTGTCTGCAAATGTACTTTATAGCATTCCCCTCAGCAAACAAGAGTTTATTTTCATTAATAAAATGTGCTGGCTGAATTTTCATCGAACGATAATGTTTTCCGCCTACCTGTTCTTGTAATGATTTATATGTTGATTCTTTAAATATGTCTTTAGATGTCATATGCTTTTTTCCTTTGTGGTTCAATTATGTATAAATTGTTTTTTGTCCTTGTGCATGCAACATAAAACAATCTGTGTGTATCATCTGGATTCTTTTGATATTCATCATACGCTGCTCCAGATAATTCAGTGTTAATTACTACATTCTCTCTTTCATTTCCTTTCACCCCGTGTATTGTAGATATGCTTATTCTTGGCATTTCATACAAATTTTCTCCTGTCTTCATTAATGTTGATATTTTATTGATGTCTTCATCCCCTAATTCATCTAAAGCCACTTTCCAATTTGCCTCTGTTTTTAAACCATATTTATTTTTTAACGTATCTACATCATAAAACTGGTCTTTTACCATACTCTTAAATAATTTTTTGTCCCAATTCTTATTCATTTTATTAAAAATTTTTTTACAATCATTGTAGTGCATTGGTACACCTCGTTTTAATTCATTCCATTTTTGCATTACTTCGTATAAATTTTTTACTCTTGGTGTTGCATTTCGTCTTTGCCAGTACAATTCTTTTTGATCTAACACATCACCAATATCACTTAACATATAATTAGCTGTTGCAAGAATTAACCATCTACCTTTTGTAAAATCTATGTCATGTAAACTTTGACAACGTTTTACAGATCCCTCTTTATTGGCAGGGTTATATTTTTTCTTTACCCTGTTACCAACTTTGTTAACAATTTTATTTGCAAGTTCAAAAGGTTTTTGTGGCACTCTGTATGATTGTTCTAGTATTTCTTTTTTACCTGTTAAATTTATAAATGTATTTACGTGTGCACCATTCCATTTGTAAATTCCTTGATCATCGTCTCCAGCTATAAAAGAATCTGTAGATGACTCCTCTATATTTTTAACTAATCTCCATTGTGTTAAACTTAAATCTTGTGCTTCGTCTACAAATGCAACTCTTAGTTTTGGACAGCTACCTTCTTTTAAAAATTTTTCTATCATGTCTGGAAAATCTATTAAGCCATGTTGTTCTTTATATCTTTCTAACTCCTCTACAATTATTTCTAATTTGTTTAGTGACATCTTTGAGTTGTTTGCAAGATGATAAAATTTTATGGGATTTATTTCTTTTGATCGTGCTATGTTTATTAATTGTATATATGGATTTTTTGAATAAAAAACACCATCATGATCCTCATCCTGTTGTGTGCCCTCTATCTCAATACCCATCTTCTCACCCAAATCTTTATAATGTTTTTCTTTCATAACTTGATCTTTACTCAAACCAAGTTGATTAAAACAAAAAGAATGTAATGTTTGAAAGTATGGTAAATCATCTAACATAGATAATTTAAATTTAATTGCAGCTCTTTCTTTTCCTTCCATTGCAGCATTTTTGCTAAACGTAAAGTATCCTATTTTATCTGAATCTGTTATTTCAAGAAATTTTTCTATCTCTGTTAACAATCTATTTGTTTTACCTGTGCCTGGTGGCCCATATATTATAGTTCTCATTAATAATTATCCTTTTTAAATTGTTTTGGTTTATATGTTTCTTCCCTCTTATCGAATCTAGCCACGACAAAAACAGAAATTTTATGCTTGCCAACACGTTTAGTCGTGCAGTTTAAATTGTCTTTTAACATTTGTGATGTTCTTTGATACGGCACTTTCCAATGTTTTCTTGATAAATAGTTGTGAAAAAAGTTGTCAAATACAAAATAATGGTAACCCTCTTTGGTGTATGTTCCACCATTTTTTAAATCTTCATAATCATCTTTCTGTATTCTATTTACACAATAATCTTCAAGATAGTTTCTTAATATGTCTTTTGTGCCTGTGCCCTCTGCAGGTTCAGTTATTTCTGCATTACTTAATAATATTGTAGTAATTTTTTTCCAATCAGCTGTCTTTTGTGTTGGTGGATTTATTCTTAATTGTTTAATACATTCTTCTTGAAATAATGTTTGATTTGCTAAATGTTTTGCAGAGTCTAAATATAATCTGTCACCATCTACATTCATATAATAATATGGCTCTTCTAAATTAACGACTTGTAAATCTGTAAGAGTAGGAAAAATTATTTCTTCACCAATACCAAACTTTCTTTTTTTACATAATTTTTTATCACACAAACTACACATTGGTTGATCACTACATTTATAACCCCAATCTTTTTTTTCATGTTGTTTTACAATTATATTTACTTCTGTATCTGATAAAGGTTGTGCCATTGCACTTTCATTAAATAAAGTAATTTTAGACTTCCAATTTTGAGGCCATTTAGATTTTGCATACACACCATAATGAAATAGTGCATTATTTCTACCACCCTCGCTTATCTTATTTTGTGCCATAAGTTCTATGCATGGTGGTCCATCAGAGTATGGTGTCTCTGGTCTTTTAATTTCTATTGTGCTAATGTCTTGTTGTTTATGTCTTTCTACTAGTTCAAAAAAACTTTCTAGTGTAGCAGCTTCGCCACTTTCGAGAAAGGCATATCTTGTTGTATTAGCGCAATTAAAATATGGCAAGTTAAGAAAATTTCCTGTATCATCTTTAGATTTTAATTCACGTTGTTTTGGAAAAACTTCTGATCCACCATAACCTAATACAGATCTAATCTCATTTAATTTATCTTGCATTAAACTTGCTGACACATAATCTTTTGTAAATAAAAATACATGTGCACCACCAGATTTTGATCTACAAACTACTAGTGGTAAATTAAATTGTTTAATTTTGTTTATAAGTTTTTGATGATCAAATCCTGCGTAGGAGTCAATATCTATACAACCCCATTTACACTTGTTGTCATCATTGATTGGTATTACACCTAAACTATCTGTGCCATCTAAATGTTTTTGCCATAAATCATTTGTTATAAATTCTCTTTTAACAAAAGATTTACCTTTTACTTTTGTTCCATTACCATTTGATTCGCCTACTATTGTGACACCATGAGCACGATCTAATCCTTCAAATATATTTTTAAACTTCTCAATCATATATTATAAGTGGGCGTTTCCACTCTCGCATCGACGCCCACCACCTAGGATTCTAGTAATTTGAATTAGACTTTGTGGTCTCTTCAGTTCCGTGTTTAGCTTGGATCTCACCCTTACCTACAGATTCTGCAAAAGCTTTGGCCGAGTCATAGATAGTTTTTTCTGTAACTGGTCCTACTTTTGACACATCCCAGCCAAACCATGTTCCTTTGTCGTTAGACATCTGGACGGTTGATAGCTTATAAATGTGGCTGTAAGTTGGCGGAGTAAACAATCCATTCTTACCCTGCATTTTGATACCCATCATCATTGAGTTCCATTTTCTACTCACCTTTAATTGTGTAGATTTCATAGAAATCAAAGCTGTAGATGGACTATCACCAATCGTTAATACAAAGTGACTTGCAGTATTTTCAAGATAGTTACCATTTGGTAGTCTATCTTTATAGTCTTTACCTCTAGTGGTTTGACTAATGATATCACTATCTGCGTCGTGAATTGCAACAGGTGCACCAGTGCTAGTGCCTCTATCTTGCCACTCAATGTATTGTCTTTTATAAAAGACAGGTACAACTTCTAAAGAGTCATACAACTGATTGGTCACGGTATTTATGATTTTGCCTGGCTCTGCGCCTTCGACATATTTACCATCTCTCTTGTTTACCTCTGGAGATAGTTGACCCAAAATTTTTAAGAAAGGTAACGCAAGATCTTCTTGCGATATATTTTGAGCGCCCTTGTTTGCATCAGCTTCCATATCAAATGTTGCTAATGTGCCTTCTTTTTTTGTTGCTACTTGGTTCATGTTTATTTGTTCCTTTTTATTGTAGTTTTATTCTCTGAGAAAATCCCAAAGATTTCCGTTGGCATTTCTTTACCTGCCTCAATACGCTCACGGACTAGCGCTTTCAAAGTCATGGGCTCAACCTTCATCTTTTGTGTCGGTTGAAACCCTTGACCTTTCGCAAGTTCGGCATAATCAGCCGCCTTGTTATCTTCGTTACGACCAAACGATACGGATATCTCGTTTTTGATTATATCGCCTAAGCCATTTTCACGAAGCCAGTTAAACGCCGATTCTTTGTTTGCCTCTGTAATAGTGGCACGATACGACGTTGAAACTTTTAGATGTGATCCATCATGAAGTTTTAATTCTGCTAGACCCATTTCACTCATCATAGTTGGTATAACCTCACCTGATAAGTGTTGGATTTGTTTTTTCTTTTCTTTAATTGCATCCTCTTGTATTTCAAGTTGTTGTTGCATAGCTTCTAATCTTTCAACTTGGTCTGCAAGAGACTGAATATTATCAGTTCTTTTCATTGCATCTTGTTGGTCTTTTTCAAAATCAATCATTTATTTTTCCTTTCTCATATAAATTAATTTCTATTGGGTAGTATCTTCTTTCTTGTCTATCCCATTTTATAAATTTGTATTTGCCATTTGTAATATCAGAAACAATAGAACATGCAACACCTATAATCGCAGGATCACCTACTAATAATAAATAATCTTCTGGTGTATAATTTTTTAATTTTTTTCTTAACTCAAAAATTAATGGACCAGGCGACCACATAAGTTGTGATAATTCTGGTAACAAAAATTTTAACTCACCATATTCTAATGCACCTGTGATATTAATCTTAGGGTTATTAAATCTTGTGCCGGCGATTTCTTGTAAGACATATACTATTGGTCTTTTATTACTTTCTGACATACTTGACAATATAGCGATCCTATATTATATGTCAAGTATAGAAAGAAAATATGAAATATAAATTTAAAACAAAACCATATAAACACCAGTTAACTGCTTTAGAAAAGTCATGGAATAAAGAAACGTATGCATACTTTATGGAGATGGGTACGGGCAAAACAAAAGTATTAATCGATAATATGTCTATGCTTTATGATAAAGGCAAGATAGATGGTGCTTTAATTATTGCACCTAAAGGCGTTGTTAAAACTTGGTACGAACAAGAACTTCCAACTCATTTACCAAACCACATAGAAAATGTGTCAGTATTGTGGCAAGCAAATATTACAAAAAAACAACAAGAAAAACTAGAAACTTTGTTTGAAATAGAAACAGCATTACATATTTTAGTTATGAATGTAGAGGCGTTTAGCACAGACAAAGGTGTTAAGTTTGCGTCTAAATTTTTAAACTCACACAAAGTATTAATGGCTATTGATGAGTCCACAACAATTAAAACACCTACAGCCAAAAGAACTAAAAATATTATAGGCCTTGGTAAATATTCTAAATACAGAAGAATAATGACTGGATCCCCAGTTACAAAAAATCCTTTAGACTTATATACTCAATGTGAGTTTCTTGATCCATATCTTTTAGATTTTACATCTTACTATGCATTTCGTAATAGATATGCAGAAATGAAAACTATGCATCTTCGTGGCCGATCAATACAAGTTGTTGATGAATTTAAAAATTTAGGAGAGTTATCTGAAACATTACATGGGTTTTCATATAGAGTTTTAAAAGAGGATTGTTTAGATTTACCACCTAAAAATTTTATAAAAAGACACATAGTGCTTACTAAAGAACAAAGAAAAATTTACGATCAAATGAAAAAATCTGCTATGGCAGTATTAAATGGTAAAGTTACATCAACAATGACGGTTTTAACTCAATTGATGAGATTACACCAAATAACTTGTGGCCATTTTACAGCTGATGATGGTAGCACTCAATTAATTCCTAGTAATAGAATTACAGAATTAATGAACGCATTAGAAGAAATAGAAGGTAAAGCCATCATTTGGGCTAACTATCAAAAGGACATTACAAGTATAATGGAGAGTATTGCCAATGTATATGGTCCAGGTTCCGTGGTTGACTATTATGGGTTAACACCACAAGAAGAAAGACAAGATAATATACGTAAATTTCAAAATGATTCTAAATGTAGATTCTTAGTTGGCACACCACAGACAGGTGGTTATGGTATAACATTAACTCAAGCAAATACCGTTATTTATTATTCCAATGGTTATGATTTAGAAAAAAGATTACAATCAGAGGATAGAGCACACAGAATAGGACAAAAGAAAAATGTGACTTACGTTGATTTAATTTGTGAGGACACGATAGATGAAAAAATAGTAAAAGCTTTGCGAGATAAAATTAATATTGCGTCTGAGGTATTAGGAGAAGAGTTAAAAGCATGGATATAACCACACCATTTAAGATAGAGTTTTTAACAATTAAAACTAAAAATTTTACAAAGAAGAAAAAATTAATTGTTGAAGAACTTAAAAAATATCCTGAAAAAAGATTTAGAAATTTTTCTAGTAATAGAGATGATAACAAGTTGTCTTTGTCATTAGCATCTACGTTCAAAGAAGAGTTTATTAACATAGGTAAACACTTTGGTGGTAATATAACTCTTAATAGTAGTTGGTCTGTAACTTATGAGAAAGGTGACTTTCATCTTCCACACAACCATGGTTCAATAGGATATGCAGGTATTTTGTATTTAGATCTTCAAAAACAATCACCGAGGACAACATACATACAGCCTTGGAATAATGAAAAAGATAAAACTTTATTGTACACACCCAAAGTAAAACCTGGTGATATAGTTATAGCTCCTAAGTTTATACTTCATTATAGTGAAGTAAACTTTCTTTCTTTTAAAAAACGAATTATATCTTTTGATTTTACACTAAGTCTTTAGCAGATCCTAATATGGGTTTGTATTTTGTTTTACCCTCTGATCTATATGCGTGTAAAAACGATGCTCTTGGTTGGTCCGGGATCCATGAGCAGTGAATCCACCCGCTGTTAGGTTCACCAGGAGTGTAGAACTCTAAGATCAACTGATCTGGCGTAAGGTTATTTTTGATCCAATCAAACAATTCAGCGTTATCCACGCCCACAACTTCGAAGTCGGCGGCTTCTGCACGTGCATGCTGTGATCTAGCAGAACTACCAATCGCTTCGCATAATTCTACGCTACGAAAACCGCTAGTGATCTTAACCCTGCCAAAATGGTCACGTACCGGTTGGAGAATATTTTCACACAACGCTTTTAGTTTTTCTATCTGCTCTGCGTTAGGATTGTTATTAATGCCCTTACGTATTGCAGTGTCCGATTTAATTAACTCTGAGAGAGTGAAGTTCCGTGTAAGATTCATGCTATGTCAGTTAACAAAGTTATAAGGACAGCCCCCATACCTCCGACTATCCAATATTCTAATCTTTTAATACGTTCTTGCATTTCTTTTATTTGCTCAAACGTTTGCTTTTGCATAATTCTGCAAAGCTTTTCATGAGATTCTATTTTTTGTAGTGCCGATTTTCTCGCCATTATATTCTCCTACTAGCAATAACTTGCTCTTCCGGTGATAATAAAGCAGTCTCTGTACGTGTCAAGTTAGTTTGTGGATTAATTTGTCGTGCTGTTCTTACTCTTGGCTGCGGTGTATTAGGCAGTGGTGGTGTTTTTATTTCAGGTGCAGGTAATGATGCAGTTGTAGTTGTATCTTGCACAGGTAATTGTGATACAGGTTCTATTTCTTTTGGCGCTGTATTTAATTCTTTCTTTTTATATTCTTTTTCTATTTGTCTTAATAATCTTCTTGGATAAAAATAATCTTTATTAATTTTACCTTGACCTTGTTCTTTACCTATTTGTTCTGCCTCTTTTACTCTTTTTTTCATACGCTCCTTATATGCAGTATATGGAATATTTTGACCTCTTAATAATTTTTTAACATTTTTTACAGACATACCTCTACGTCTCATTAATTTTTTTAATTCTTTTTCAGGTAAACCTACTTTTATTGCGTCTTGTAATATAAAATAAAAATCTTGATTTGTTCTAAATGTTTCTTCTTGAATATTTCTAAATTCATCTGCAATTACAAGTGGTCCTCTTCTTTGATAATCTTGTAAACTAAAAAATTTTTCTGCAGTAGTTACAGATTTAAATTTTTTATTATAGTCTGTAATTTTATATTGCATCGTTCTCGGCACATCTACATTGATAATTCTAATACCAGAAAATAGTGCTAATAATTCATCTTCTAATGTTACAGGTTGGCCACCTCTTTTAACATCTTGTTCCAATCCTTTTATTATTTTTTCTCCAGTGTCAATGGCTGTTGGTCTAACACCCTTAATTATGTGTGCAAAACTTTTCATAAACTTAGTTGGTCCACTGTCTGTGGGTGAGTAAACTTTACTACCTGTTTTAGTTTCTCCACCTCTACCTCCAACTATGAGTCCTCTAGGTATAACGTCTGATATTTTTTCAAGTGCGATAGATTCAGATACGAATGGATCTATAAGTTTTCTAACAGGTCCGTCAGCTCCTAAAAACAAATTAAATGCAACGTCCTCTGCATCTCTTTGTTTTAATTTACCCTCTTCTAATGTTTTTAATGCAGCTCTTACAGGTTGTGTTACGACATCATACGGACTAAAATATGAAAAGTTAATGGCTTTACCTTTACCATCTTTCCAAGTGTTAATTGGTAGTATGGCTGCTCTAGAATTCCATGGAGCCGCTAAACTTCTTTTGTAAGCATCAACCTGTTCTGTGGTTATACCTGTTAAATTTTGTGCTATTGCTGATGCACCTTTTTCTGCACCACCTAATGTAACAAAAGCTCCTAATAATCTTCTATAACCCATCTGTCTTAGTTGTGCGTTTGATGAAGTTGCTTCTTTTAGACCTAGACTAATTATATTATATGTAGTTCTAATCATTTCTGCAGGAAACGATACGAAGTTACCAAATGGTAGCTTTCTTAAATCTTGAATTACTTGTGGCACTTTACTATACGTTGGGTACGTATTTCTTATTTGCCACGCAGCTGCTTCATCTAATGCATCTTCAAATGTTTTTTTAAGACCTGTAAATGTATTGTTTCTTACAAATTTTCTACCTGTTATTTCTTCAGTCCATTTTGCTATATCATCTACATTTTTATACATAGATCTCATTTGTGATTTTACATACTCATGACCATACCATTTCCACAAGTTATCACCTCCAGCATATATTCTTGTTGCTGTTTTAATCATCGTTGTTTTAGATAATTTGTTTAATAAACTATCTTCT